AGTGTGTTACAATAGTACCATCTTCAAGAGTTTCAGAGATAACAATCTCTTTATTTCTCAAGTGTTCTGGTCTTGCACCACATAGAATATCATCTTGTGTTTTAAAACTCAAGATATTTTTGTCTCCTTTTCGCACTAGATATCCAATTGCATCAGATTTTGATGTTGTTATATCTTTTAATTTACCTGTAAGATTTAGATCTAAAGAACTAAAATCATTACCATTTTTAGATAACAAAGTATCTTTTACGTGTCCTAATAAAATAATATGAGGTGCTAGATTTTTAATTCTTGCAGTCATTTCATTAAATGCTTGACGTAACCATGGATACCCTGCACCATTAGCAAGATTTAATATGTTACCATATTTTGCTTTACCAGTTGTTTTCCATGTTGAACCCATAGGTGACAAAGAATACAAATGTTCTGCGTATGGAATACACATATCTTCTAAAGCAGTAATGGTATCTAAAGCAATGTACTTGTAAGGTTTACCAGCTTTAATAATAGCAGCTTCTATGTCCATTAATTCTCTAACATTGTTTGCTTTGATTTTCATTGCATCAACATAATCAGAACCACCTTCTAAATCTATTAATAAACAATTTGGTAATTGTGACAATAATGTTGTCTTACCAGTTTTTGGTTTACTAAATATGATTAAATTTTTAGGACTTTTAACTACTGATTTTACAGTTGTTGTAGGTAATACTAAACCTTCTTTTACTTCTGTTGTACTTGCCATTGTTTACCTTCTTTTATTAGATTATTTAACCATTTTTTGTTTGACATTGGAGTATTTTGTACAATACAATAAATATCTCTAATAGTCATTTGTGCATAATGATTGTCATCTTTTTCAACATAATTGTCATCAAAAATGTCATTATCAATTTCACCAAACTTTGGAAGTTCCAAATCTGATTCATTTGATATTTTTGTGTTTAATTCTGGTGCAATGTACTTTAAATCTGTTTCATTCACCTTTTCCAAAGTTGATAGTTTAAAAGCATAAGAAGGATAAGGAAGTAGTGATCCATCTTTTTTTCTTGTTACCTCAACGTAATCTTGTGGATTTTCTCTCCAATCAAGATTGTTTTTGAATTTGTAAAGAGTTCTTTTGCCATCTGGATAAGACTTATCATCCCAATCAAATAGTTCGACATAAACATCTTGATTTTTAGAAAGTTGTTCACCATAAAATCTCAAAGTTTCTACTTGAGTTGGTCCAAATTCATTACTATTGTAACATAATTTTGCAAAAAATAATGGATTTTCAATACCCATTTCGCTAAACAGTGGTTCCCAATAAACTGCAAACTCTGCAGTCAATTCATTAATGTGTTTTTTCTTTACTGTTGTTGTTGACATACTAATTTAATTTTACATTTTTAATTTTACATTTTTTACATTTAACTTAAACTACCTAGTATTCGAGTTGTTGGAGTAGGTGCTTCAATAATAGTCATTTTAGCGTATTCTGCTTTATACCATTGAATACCAACTTCACCAAATCTATTTTTTAATATGTGCATTGCTAATAAAAATTTATCATCAATAACATATTTGTTTGGACCATAAAAACCTAAGTTATATTTTGCTGGTCGATTGAAAGCAATCATCACATCAGCACACTGGTTCAAAAAGTCGCTTCCATAAACATCAGATTCTGTAGGGTAATGACCTTCGCCTTTACCTGTAGTTTTCTGCCTCTCAGGATCATCAATTTCTCGATTTAATTGTGTCAATATAATAAATGTAACAGGTAACATATTTTTCATTTCTGTCATCATAATAGCAAGATTTTGTAATGTTGCTTGCTTATTATTCTCACTACCAGATTGTTTTACTAAAAGAGTATGGTCTAAAGTAATTACAAATGGTTTTTTCATTGTGTTGTAAAAATTAAATATTGCACTACGCATCTCATTCACTGTAAGTGCTTTATCAATTATATACTCTTTTCTTGCATGCTGTTTACTTGCATATTCTTTTAACTTATTAAAGTCAGCACTAGTTAATGGTGGCATACCATCATCCATTGCAGATTGCAAATATCTAATATTTAATCCACTGGTTGCAGATAATTCACGCAACGCCATGTTTCTTCCTAGCATTTCAAATTGAAAATGCAATACAGCAAAATCCTGTTCAGGATTCAAACGCTGTAATTCTCGTGTTAAAGAGGCAGCAATAAGAGTTTTACCAACTCCTGGTCTTGCAGCAATAACGTATAATGATTGCCACTCAATACCATTTAATCCAATTTTATTGAATTGTTTCCATTGAGTTTTTAAAGATTTTATATTTCCACTAGCTCGTGAGTGAATATATTTTAAACCTTCATTCATAACATCACCATACTGTTTCCATTCTATTTTTTTTGGTTCTTCACCAGATGGTTTAAACATATGAAGTTTAAGTTAATTGATTACAAATATAATAAACTTTTAAAAGTTAAACAAGTATTTACCAAATAATTTTTGGTTTTTTATCATATACTAATGCATTATTTACTTGGTTAAAAATATCATTACAATTCCAATCTTCATCTTGTTTGTATGCTGCAGATGCAGGATGTGAACATTTTAAAATTTGTGTGTTTCTTAAAATATTATCAATAAGATCTTCATTTTGTTGTGCTTGTTTGCCAATAAGTACCCATACATAATCTTTATCTTTAGAATTAAGCATGTCAATCAGGTACTTAATAAAAGGATCCCATATAGGAATATGTTTACCAATTTTGTTAATTTCTGTTGTCAATGATGTATTTAACATTAGTACACCTTGGTTTGACCATCTAGTTAAATCTGGATCAAATGTAGTTATATCTTTTTTGTCAGAATAAACAGTTTTGTTTACTGCCTTAAATATAAATTTTAATGATGGTTGTTGTTTTTTAGTATTACCACAAGAAAAAGCAATACCATCAGCTACTCCAATAGTAGGATACGGATCTTGTCCAACCATAATAACTTTTAAAGTATCTAATGGACATTCCATAAATGCTCTAAATACTTGTTTTAATGGTGGAGTAAATCTATTACCTTCATCGACACAATTTTCTAATACTCTTATAATATGAAAAAAATCTTCAGATAATAAGAAACCTTTTAATATATCATGCCAACCAGATGGTTTAAGCATTTCGTATAACTTTTTTGCATACTCTTCTGGAGTAAGTTTATTTGGTACATTTGACATTTATATATATATTTGTATATTAATTAATTAAAAATTATTTTTTATGGCAAAGAAAACAAAAGCAGTAGAAGAAGTTACATCTTCTGAAATTAAATTACCAGACAACATGCAGATAATTAATCCTAATGCAGTTGTTAATGTAAGGATTAGTGCAAGTTTTTTTAATCGACTTGGTATTATTTTTCAAAGAATGATTGAAGATAAAACACAAGAAGAATTAGCAAATGCGTATCAACAAATAGAAAAAAAGAATATTTCTGAAATGTGGATACAAGATTTAGAAACCATGGTTATTTTAATTAACGAGTTTCAAAAAAATGCAAAAGCAGAAAACCAATTGAAAACCATAACAAAAGAAGAATATTCTAAAATGATGGCTGAAAGTCTTGGTGTAAACTAAAAGTAATAACCAATAAAATTACCAATTTCTATACAGATTTGTATAGCATCTGATAATTCTTTTTTATTACATTCAGAAAAACTTTTATATTGATGAGAAGCAGGATTGACAAGTCCTGCTTTTTCTTTTACTGTTTCTTTCATTTCTTCAAATGTAGCACCAGTTTCTCGTGCAAGTTCTCTTATACAAGCATGAACTTTTGCAAGTTGACCTGAAGTTTTTTCATCTTCGTCAACTATTTTTGTAATATATAATTCAATTACTTCTCCTTCAGATAATTCTTTTCTAAATTCAAAGTATTTTGCAGCATCTTCTGTGGTTAATGGTTTAAGTTCACCATCATGTTTACCAAATCTAACTGTTATGTTTTGCATCTTGATTTTTTATACATTTTAATAATACTTTTACTGTTTTTACGTCATCGTCAGAAGGATTTTTTACAACAAAACTATTTAATTTTGTTTTTACACGTTTTAGAACTGCTTGTTGTTTTTCACTATATGAACGATATTTATGTACTTTATGATAAAAATCATATTCCCATTTATTAATAACATTTAAATCATAACTTTTTTGAACAATTTTTAATAAATGCTCATCAAATATTTGTTTTTCAAGAGTTGTATTTATTAAATCATTTTGACTTTTTAAATATTTTTGGCGTTTCAGTAAAGTTTTTGCTGAACTTGACATACTATGATCTTTAAAATGATCAATACATGATGAACCAATTTTTAATTGTTTATTATTAATTTTATTTTGAATAAGAAATACATTTAATATGTCATGTCCACAAGTACAATTATCTTCACTTATATAACAATATTTTAATTCCCATTCATCTTTAGCATTTTCCCAAGATTTTGCTTTTGAATTTTTTAAAAGTGTTTCTTTTAATCTGTTAAAATTAGAAGTTTCTCTCATTATTGTTATTTTTTAATTAAACAATCTTCCAAGTAATTTTTTCTTGATCTAAATCACTTAGTGCGCTAGTTACCCAATCTACATCTACAGTATTATCATATGCCAAAATATGTATAACTGATTGTTGATCAGGATTTAATCTTAGTAATCTTCCAATTCTTTGACTACTTTTTCTTTCGTTACCATACGCGTGTAGTATTACACCGTATTTTAAATTTGGTATATTAACACCTTCATTCAATTGTTGAACAGATGCTAAACACATTGATTTACCAGATTTAAAATCTTCTAGATTTTGTGCACTATCAGGATTTTTAGAATGATAGCTTTTATCACAAACTCGATCAGCTTGTTCAGTAGTATTGCAAAATATTATGCATTTATCATTAAGAGTCTCAAGTATATTTTTTACGTGGTTCTCTTTAGTTTTATATTGCATTAATCCTTGCATACGCATGATTCTCATTTTTTGCTTTGCTGTAATAGAGAACTCTTTATCAATTCTAGATGTCCAGTATTGATAATGATCTCTTTCTGAAGTCATGAATCCTCCACCATTTTTAGTAGAAACCTTGAAGGTTTTATATGATGATAATGGTAATAAATGTACTATAATACGATAATCATTAAGTATATTATCGTCAATAGCATCATCTGTCAAATAAGTATATACTATTGGACAATACTTTTGTACCA